TCACTGTATCTTCCACCAATCATCCAATCTACGGAAGCAGACAAAGAGGCTGTATCAGTAGGTGGGGTTCCAACAGATGTTCCATCAACATAAACTGTGTAAACACCGTTATATCTTACCGAAGCAATATGATGCCAAGCATCATTAGCTATAGAGATAGTTCCAGTGGCAAAAGAGGCTCCATTGGATGTCCCACAGTTTAATTCAGTTATTTCGCTAGCATCGGCTGCTATGTACATATACGGTGCAGCCGGAGAACCACCATGTGGGAAACTAGTATTCCGCATATCCCATAGATACCCGCCTGTAGAACTATTATCCTTATAAACCCAAAACTCAACAGTCCAATCCCCAGTTCCTGCTCCAACAGGAGTGCCGGTAATAGACAAAGCATCTCCAGTACCATCAAACTGTGCTGATGCAGTGCCAAACTTCTTTATAGCAGTATCTGTATGTGTATTGCCTTGTACCTCGATAACATGCCCTTCAGCACTATCCGCAAAACTAGCAGCCAACTCAGTAGAGTTATATTTCTGGTAGAACCCATTGGTTCCAAAGGTAACAGCATCTTTTACAGTAGTGCTGTCTAGGGGTATCCACTGGTTTGTGGTTGAGTCTAGTTCTGCAAAGGATGTTGGTGTTAAAGCTGTTCCATCAACCATGTACACTTCTGCTAGATAACCATCGTAATACTGCTGTGTATCATACCTACCAATAGTCTGTGGGGATGTGCTGTTTATCCCTAAATCTTCATTCAAATCTGGATTGTTTGAAATTTCAAAATCTGTTATTTGAGTCCCATTGACCCATATTTTCCATCTATCAGCAGCAGCACTATCAGTAGTGTCAAGGGTAACAACTAAATGATACCAAGCTGATGGGTCTCGGAACATCTTGGTTGTCGTTTTCCATGAAGTGGTTGCACCAGTAATCCTTAAACGATCCTCATGTGTGCCAGTAGGCAATATATAAATAAGAGTGGTGTTTGCATCTGTCTCACCAGAGCCTGTGCCTGACCACAATAAACAAGACGCCAATCCATTAGCCACATCAATACCACTTCGCTTAAACCAACAACTATAAGTCCAAGTTCTACGGTTACCATCAGACCCCGGAGTCCTGCTTAAATATGCTGCATCAGCACCATTAAACCGCAACGAGTTATCAATCGTATAATCTTCCGCTAACGACTTAGCAAGACCGGACTGGAGTAGAGTCATTAGACTAGAATTGCAGAGGCTGAAACATAGACATTAGTTCCGTCAGAGAAATAGGTAACCAAGTAAGTACCAGCAACTGTAACATCTGTCGCAAAGGTAGCAACAGCTTTTACTTCTGAGCCTAATGATATAGTGTAACCAGAGGGGTTAATCAGTTTAATAAATCCTGACTGACCTGTGGTTTCATTAGAGAATTCCAGAACATCTGCTGCTCCCGGCGTGTAAAGAAAGTTATTTGCAGTATTAAGGTCTAGCGTTCCATCAGTAACTGTAGAAGGGGTTCCTCGTTGAGAGGCAGACCAAGAAGCGGCTGTGGCTAACTTACCTACCCCGCTTCCTACATAACCGGCAGCAACTGCTGTACCGTTCCATGTACCAGACGAAACTGTACCAACGGTGACTAGAGATGCGTTGCCAGCAGTTGGGGAAGCCCCAATGTCCGTCAACACTTCAGAGGCACTTCTTCCCTCAACAGCCGTCCCATCAACTCTCAGGAAATCATTATCAACAACACCTGTAGCAAACTGCGCTACATCGTATTGAGAAATACCCTGAGCAACTGAGAGTTCCGTAGTGTCAATTTCCAACCCACCATTAGCTTTAAGGTCTGTGCTAAAAGTAGTACCAGATAAATCTAGACCATCGCCAGCAGTATAGGTTGTATTTGTATCAGTAGGAACTTGCCAAGAAGAGGTATTATCACCATCCTCTCTCAAGAACTTAGTTGCTCCAGTTTCTCCAGTAGACATTACAGCAGTTCCTTCATAACCCCCATCCAGCAGGTTCATCTCTGCCTCATCTGTGGTGATAGCGGTCGTTCCAGCTAGACCACTAAACTGCGTCTTTAACACAGTCTTAATCATTTTAAGATGATCGTCACCCTGCCCAACAGGATCACTAACTGTTGGGTTAGTATCAACTAACTCGCTAATATATGTGGCTGATTCTAAGGCCATAATAACCTCCTATTAAGCGGAAGCTGCTGTTAGCGTCACTGTAATTTCGAGCGTATCTCCAGATATCACAGCGCGAGAGCTACCAAAATCAACTACACCGTAAAGCGTTCCTGCTGTCCCTGACTTTGTATTGCTACTGGTCAAGAACGCACCGAATATAGTGGTGCTTCCATTTATAGAGAAGGTTGCTTTACTTGCGCTGTTATCAACACTCCCGGCAGCGGGTGTTCCCAATGTAAGGGTTTGCCGTACACTTTCTGAGTAAGTCGCATTTACAGCCCAAGAACTATGGGATGACATTGTATCAGCAGCTAATGCTGTACCTGTACTTTTCAGGCCAATATACCAAGCTGCTGTATAACTTGATCCCTTAAAATACTTATCAAGTAAATCGTTTAAGCCAACGGTAACAATTAAGTTATCGTTTAGTTCTCGCCATTTTTCCTTGCCATCAGAACCCTTGCACACACACTCCCAAGTATTCTTCAGACGCAGATCGACATTGTTGTCTTCTTTCATTTTCAGACCTCCGTCTGCTGTCATTCCATTAGTTAAGTTAATCAATTTGGATAGTCCACCTTTGTCCACGTTGTTGTTACTTCATCCTCCTCGTTCCACAAGAGCGAGGTACTCCCACCAATACCCATTGTCACCGTATATACAGGCTCATCTGTAAATGTTGTGCCCGGACCAAATGTAGAAGTATCTTGCACAGCAAATGTTATACTCTCTACAGCATCCAACCTATCTGTTACGGGTGACGTTAAGTCTGCTCCGAATATAGCACTTTCAGCCAATGTCTTGTCATGTCCAACAGCTTGCGCTGCTGTTAATGCCATTGTAATAGCCACTGGTTTTGTTGGTACTACAACAAGCGTCTGGCCTACATTAGCCCCAAATGTTATAGCAAACCCAATACCCTGATCTTCAGTATGTGTTTCCCCTACGTTTGCAGCAAAGGTAGCTGAGTTAGCTTTTGCCGGGGTGTTCCAATCTATACCTATGTTGCTCCATAGGATAGGAGAAGTAGCCTCAGCCCATGTAATAGGCGATGTCAATAGTAGCCACTCGTATTCATCACTCTAAGGGCGGAACCTGAGTGACGATCCTTGTTATCCTGTTCTTGTAGATTGGCTACAGCTTGCTCAAACCCTTGATGCCAAAGTTGGACACGCGCATCATTCATAATGAACGGCTCTGCTTCCATCAGCGCCCCGTATAGGTAAACATCGGGGTTATCAGTTAGCATAGTCTCAGTGGGGTTGAGGGTAGTTAAAGCAGCAATCTTCTTGTAGAAGAGCATCTCAAGGGTCATAACTGAACCCGGTATTGGCCCCAACTGAAGTTCCCCAGCGATGATAGTGTAGAACTGTGGAGTTCCGGTACTGGTGCTGCCGTACAGCCTGTCATATATTTCAGGGGTTACATACTGTAGGGGGGTTACGGGAGATGTATTAACTTGGAAATTACGCATCTGTATATACCCTGTAGGTAGGGCGTAGTTTCTTTGTGCGGCTACTGTTGAGGCTGTATACTTGTTCTCCATAAGCCGTAGGCGCAAGACCCTGTTCATTCTAGCCTCAGCTAAGACAATAAATTCAGGTATCCTGTCCGTTAGATCATCTCTGTCTAACCAGTTGGCTACAGCAGTTTGTAATTCTGAATAAGTTCCTATTGCCATTTTCTATGTTCCGGTGGCTTTGAATGACCCTTCCAGTCAGATGGTGGAGGGGTTAGGTAGGAGAAGTCGTTAGGCTCTTTCAGAAACCCGTATCGCTTTCCATAATGCGGTATAACTCGCCCAAGAGGGAACCTCCCGGCGAATTTAAGAAGAGGACATACCTCAGGCAACCATACATCTATTCCCTTGCCACGAGCAAATCCCAGTAAGTATTCCACGTTGGGTCGTTCATCCATGTACTCATCGGCATGGCCCCAACCACCCTGACCGATAAGATCAACACCCCACAGGGCTATCTTGTCGTAACCTTCATAGATAGCTAAACCCAACATGTAGGCTATGGAAGAATTGTAGTAGTCGCCAACAAGCTCAGACACCGACCCCAGTGGGTACTCCGCCGAGTTAGGTATCTCGTCGTAGGCTTCCTGCATGTATAAAGGCACATCTAGTTCACGCAACCTATCTAGGTAATTAGGTGGATAAAAGGATGGAATAGCCTCCTTTATGCACTCTAGTGGGTGTACGTCAAAGAGCCTATCGAAATAGGGAATCCTCCCATTGTCCCACGGCAACCCCCACACCTCCCAATCAGGGTCGGTGTAAGGAGCGTCATCATGGGTTGATGGAGAAAGCCCTACGATAGCAACTTGCTTCATCTACTCATTTCAGTGATGTAGACCGATGCTGTACCTGTTCCAGTAATTGCCGCGCACTTATCTGAACCATTTACTAGGAACAAATACGGGGTGTCCGCTGCAATGTACGTTGAAGTTGTTGCAGCCGTGGGCGATGCACCAAAAGCCACGAAACAGGCAGCAGTTGCAGTCACCATAACTGCCTGTATTTGGGGCGCAAATGCAGATGTCGCGGTGGCACCACTGGAAGTAGTCGCGCTTAATGTGTGAGTTGTAGCTTGAGGTCTTAAAATGTTACTTAGGTCAATCATATCTTTTTACCTTATATGTTGGTCGGGGCTACTTTGAAATACTTATAGTCGGGATTATTGATGTAGGCGGCTAGGAGTTTTGTATCCTTAGCCACCTCACCATTAGAGTCCTTCATCCACTTCTCCCATATAGTAATTGGGATGGAAGCAGCATGATGCCACTCTCCCCGTTTACCAAGAGAGAGCTTATCCCCGTAAGCATTGTACTTCGCTTTATTGTCATCAAGAATGGGTGTGGCATCCTGAACAGTCTTAAAGTTAAAGGTATTGTCAGTTTGGTCAAACTGCATCTCAGTGCTACGAACACCATCGCTATCAAGGATAAATTTAGATGACATAACCTATATCCGCCACTTTAGGCGCTCCGTCTTTGGGGTCGTTAGTTACGTATGCCTCCCTAAGCCACTCGCCGGGAGTTTTGTGCTTAGGTGTGGCTTTGGTCTTCTTCGACTTAGTTGTTTTCTTACTCTTACTCATCGGCTAGTACATTGTCCTTCGTCTACGAGGTTTGGCTAC